AAACTGGAATTAATTGAAAAGTGCTGTCGTCTGCGAATTGGCCATAACTAGATAAATTCCCGACAGTATTCAAGCCCCCATAATAGCCATAAAATCTCCACATAGCTTGTGGGGTCTTGTAATAAACCTTTGTTACATTAATTCTTTTATTGCCAACTTTTCCATAATATAGTTGGCCAGAATCAGTAGCAGCTGAGGAAGATATGATATTTTGCAAATCATAATCTTGCTTTCCTGTATTAGTGGTAAAGCTAGCTGAATAAATCGGATTTGCACCATCAAACCCACCTTCAGTCGCATAACTGTGTCCCACTCTTCTTGCATGTACTAATCTTGGTTTTGGGAACTTTAAATTAACATTAGTGCCAGATAAAGCACTGCCAGACTGCATTTGTCCTTCCTCATCAAAAGACCCAGTATTGGCGCCTAAATAATCAGAAATACTATTTTTTGCCTGATGGATGTTTAGAAGATAAGAATATTCTAAAACAGCCTCTTGATACGCTGAAAATACCTCTTCTTTGGTTAATTCTATATCAAGAACGGCCCCCCCTAGTTTATTATATGTGTAAGCTACTTGGTCAGCTGCACCCGACAGAAAAAATTTATCCCCCGTATATACAGAAAAAGGAAAAGCTGTTGATGCAGCTTGACTTGCGAGACTTGAGGAGGGTAAAATTACCGCGCTTACTTGTGAAACTGGGTCTAATGTGGGTGTTGCCATTTAAAATATATCCTCCCTTGTAATTAGTAGAAAGATTACTTAAATAACAAATCAGTCTTTATCGGTAGTCTTCTTTGGTGTTTTCTTTGGTGTTTTTTTAGTTACTTTTTTTGTTTTTTGGCCATATTTTTCTGTGGCCTTTGTAAGAACTTTTTCCGGCACAACAAGTTGATTCTCTCCACTAACCACCTCTTTTTTTGGCTTAGGGGCGTTACGAACGTGCCATCCTTTGTTCAAACGTTCTTTAATCTTTTGTAAACGCTTCATTTTTTTAAAACTTCTTCCCATTGGTTGGTTTCCTCCCATAAGTAAATAGTATTTTAAAATTAAAAAAACCCTGAACCTCTTATAGAAGTCCAGGGTTTATAATTAAATTAAATTAATTTTTGGCTTAAGCGCCAGACTCACCTAGCAAGCCACGAACAACAACCACACCATACATATCAGGTCTGACCATCTTCTTGGCATAACGAGTCATAACGCCCTTACGTGGCACAAAGTCTTCCACACCAAAGATGGTGGGGGTAACCTGTAGCGGCACATAAGGTGCATATACATAGCCACTTTCTAAGAAACTCTTACCCTTGCGACCTACAAGTATTAGGTTGCGTGGGAAATAGGGGTCAATATAAACCTCAAAACGCTTATTAATTGAACCTACATTGTGAGTTCCAGCTGTGCCCTTATTGTCATCAACAGTGACAGTTGCACGGAATCCAGAAGTCATTTCCAGAATAGAAGCAATTTCAGGTGATGTCACCATAAAGTTGGCACCCCCTCGTAATGTCTTTCTGTGGATTTGTGCAGACACATCATTGACTGTTTCTAGTAAGGTTTCATACCATTCTGAAACAGTACCTGTGAAGTCTGGAGCCTTAGAACTTGCACCCACTTCAGCACCTGTTTTCCTGTTTACAAACAAGCCTGGACTGCGGGACCAGTAATATATAGCGCTAGAAGCACCCTTAAGAAGATCCTCAAGAATTTCTCTATCAATCTCAAGCGCAATTTGCTCAGAAAGTAGAGATGTTAACTCAACCTCGGCATCGAGATTATGATAAGCATTAAGATCTTGACCCAATTCTGGTGTCCACTTAGCTTTAAGCTTCTTTGTCATCGCGGTAACCGACACAGAATCAACCTTCAGGTTAATCTCTGGGATGTTACCATCATTCTCAAGACCCCAATCATCTACACCAACAACAGCACCAAGAGCATTTGAAGTACCAGCTTTCGGTGTACCTCCAAAATTATCAGTAATCGGGAAGGCCAAATCATATCCATTTTGAATAAAATCGATCTTCGCCATTCCTTCCGGCGTTGCGTCGGTAGCAGCAAGTACAACAAGTACATTGGCACTAGTACGATCTGGTGGGTTACCAACCGATGAACTATATCTAGTTAATCTGCGGATTTGAGTACCTTCACCGCCGGCGTTAGTTAGAGTAATCGCAACTAGATCATCACGATTAAATTCACTTCCGTTGGAACTAGTTAAATTGCTAGTTGGCAATATGCCAACAGCGAATGCTGTAGTGCCAGAAACGAAAACCGGATCATAACCAAGAATAGTCTGAAGCTGATCATATTCTGCGGCAGACAATTCACCATCATTGATTCCAGTATCACCAGACTGGGCCGCTAAAGCACCAAATGTACCTGAATAAAGCACAGTAAGCGCATTAGTATTAGCGGTGATAGAGGCGGTTGGTGAAGAGTAACCATTACTTAGGTTATAGAATCCACCACCGCTTTCAAAACCAGTAGTTAGATCAGCACCACCTGTGACCTGTTGGCCAACGATTCCTTGACCATAAAGTGACTCTCCTGCGGTGAAATTTAATCGAGTATTGGCAAAGGTAAAGTCTAGGAAGAAAATGAGACCACTAGGTAGACTCATTGGCTGAACACTGACGAGTTCATTAGCGATTAGACCGCCGAATACTCGACGAACAATCGGAAACGCGACAGCTGCGAAACCTTCAACATCGCCACCCGCCATTGTCGAAGCAGCCTCACGAAGAAGTTCTTTTGCTTGATTTTCGAGCAAACGAGCCATTCCATTACGAGCGGAATCAGTTCTAAGTCCTTCAAGAAGACCTGTTCGTTCCCACTTATCTAAAAGAGCAGCTCCTTCCTTACGCATGTCGCGATTAACGACACCCTCTGTAAGTTTTTGTAAAATTGACATTTTTGTATCTCCTTTTAATTTACAAATTTCATTTAAGCCCTGCAAGGGCTTTCATTCTTTCAGAAAAAGAATCAGTCTTTTTTTCCTCTTTACGAGGCATAAAGGCTGAAGAACTATCAGAAACTACTTCACGTAATGTCTGAGGTGTTTTTTTGTGTTTCTCTGAAATAACACCCACAGTATTTAAAAGAGTTTCAAAAATAATTTTTGCTTCTTTAACTGAATTTGCATTTTGAATAGTTTCAACAATTTTATCTTTTTGCCGCTCATTCAAGGAGACACTATCTAAAACGCGATTTTGATATAGCAATTTAGCATTCGTTAAATTACTTTCATCAAGTCTAAGTTTAAACTTGGTGATGACTGTTGTATATTTATCAAGCTTTTCTTCAAGTTTCGCTAACTTGGTACTTGTTCTTTGTTGTTCTTTGATAAACATTTTTTGTTCGTTAATTAATTTTTTATTTTGTTTTTTAATCTGAAGTGATTCAGTGTATCTCGTGCCTTTTTTAAGATTTTCAAAATCTGCTGGTGTAACCTTATCATTAGGTGGTGCTTCAGCTTCTAGCTTACTCTCATTCAAATCAAATTCTTCATCTAATAATTCATCATCATCTTCTTCGAAAAGGGCCTCTAATAGATCTTCATCAAGGTCTATAAACATAGCTTTTGTTCGATCGTTTGGTAAAGGATCACCATCAATCTCACACTCCAAATCTGCTTCTTCTAGCTCTTCGGAGCGGGGGAATGGCAGTGGGTCCATCTCGTCCAAAAGAGATTCCAAATCTTCTTCTAGTTCTATTTCATCTTCTTCTAAAATTTCTTCCAATTTTAAATTTAATGATTCTTCTAATTTATCCAAATTCAACTCAACAAATCGATTATCAGCAGTTGTTTGAACAAAGGGAAGTTGATCAAGAATATTATCAACTTGATCTTCGCCGGGTTCTGGTTGTTTTGCACTTTCTGGGGTGACAGATTGAGTTTCCATACCACCCATATCTGCTCCCATATCTGCTCCCATATCTCCCATACCAACATCCATGCCCATATCCATATCTCCCATACCAGGGTCTATGCCGGGGTCCATACCAGGGTCCATGGCTGCTGGGTCCTCTTCTTGCTCTAGGATTCTATCAATAGCCTCTTTAATTTCTACTTGATATTTCTCTACAATTGTTTCTTCAGCTTTTTTATGTGCCGCTTCGCGTAAATCTTTTGCGTCAATAATGGCCTGTTCTAACATAGACGACATAGAAACCCCTCCAGTCTATGATTAATTAGTATAAAATATTTATAAAATCCACTTTTCATCTTTTGTTCATAATGCTATTATGCTCTTTGTGGACTTTTTGTAATAATTTTCGTCTTCTCTCTCTTTCTTTACGACGCTTGTTTGATGGTTTTTCATAATATTTTTTTTCTAAGTATTTTTCTATTACGCCTTCTTTTTTAACTTTTTTATTAAACCTCTTTATTAGGGTCTCTATTGGTTCATTTTGGTATTTTGATCTAACTTCAACGAGAATAGGTCTAGACATCATTAGCTCTCCTAAATCATTTTACTCCAATCACGATTGGCAATTTTCATAATTCCACTTAAATCAACACCAGCATCACTAGGCTCTACGCCCGCCAAAGAACCAGCTTGGGTTTGCGGGGAAGAAGATTCTGCACCTTGGGATATAGGTGCCACTCCTTCAAAAACATTTGTTTTAAGACCCGTTGCATCCAATAGCTTTCTTTTTTGCTCTTTCAACCTTTGTTGTTTTTCCCTTTCAAGTTCTACCCTCTGCTCTTTCAATTGCTTTTGTTGATATAATAACTCACTATTTTGGTGGATGCCTTTTCCAGCTGCAGATTGGGCTGTGTGTATGGGTTGTAAACCTTTTACCACTTCAGAAATAAGATTCGATAAAATACCTTCTTCAAGTAAAATTTCATTAATACATTCTTTCACAATCGGCTTAAGACGCGACTTTAATTGTGTTTTTTTCATATTTCACCTAATATGATTTCATTTAAAATACGATTAATTTTATCACCTTTGGTTAAAGAGCCATTAAGGCGTCTGTTTTCTTCCGACATTGTGAGCTTTATATCTCCTCGCGCTGGTTCAAGATAGAAAGCCTCGGGAGACGAAGGTTCAGAAACAGCATCAAAGCAAATAAGTTGAAGGTCTTCTTGAACTACTTGAATGGGGTTGCCATCACCACCTTTGCCTTCTTGAAGGGATCCTAAAGCTCTTGAGGAAAACCCAAATAAAACACCACTTTCATAAAGACCGCGAAGAATATCACCAGCTGGTGTTTTTAATACTTTAATTGTTCCGAGAACACTATCAGAATTGTCCCACCAAATGCGAGTAATCATATGAGAAGCGTTTTTAAGATTTATTACACTATCATCTGGGTGGTCACATTCCCCTATTGACCTATTGTCTCTTATAAGTTTTTCATAGTTTTTGATTTCTCGTTCCAAGACAGAGCGGGGATAAGTTCTTCCATTCCCGTTTCTAACGTCAGCTTGCTGTAATTTGGCTGGAAAAACTAAAAACCCCTCATTGAGCATTTTTTTTTCACTCTCATTCAATAAATTCTGACAACCTCTTTCATCGCATTTAAGTTCAAAAAATTCTCTTAATAACTGCTTGGCCATATATTTTTCCTTAAACGGGCGTTACCCGCATGCATATGCTCCCACTACAACATCTACGAACTGGCTGGAGCATCCATTTTTCAGTAAACATTTTAAACCTCTCGTTTGTTCAATTTATAATTAGTTTGATAATTGAAAACCGTTATCCTTAAATAAAGCAGATAAAATATAACTAGTTCCACTACCCAAACACCCCAAACAAAACATAGTTGCAAGACTATAATCAAATGTAAATAATTCTGTATATTTGTTTATATATGCAAGGAATATAGAAACCCAAAATCCCATACACATGGGACAATGAAATAATTTTCCAAACCCCTTTAGCCATTGTTGTTTTGGTCGTATTTTATTGAAAATTGAACCATAGATAAGAATTTGTGTTAGGCCATAAACAGTTAAAACAAAATATATTAAATCCATTTACTCCTCATATGTGCCATATATGCCATAAACACTATTTTTGCCAAAATAACTTGTCCCTTTATGAGGCTCGTGAGGGATTTTTCCTAATCGTGTTGTTTCTTCCTCTGAAGGTTCGGTGAGTTCGTCGTCGTAAGCGTCTTGATAATCATCAACAATATCACTTTCTTCTAATTCCTCTTTTATAAATTTAGAAATAAGATAAATCGCGATCTGTGTGGGGTCTACACTTGATTGATTAATCGCATCGGCCAATAAAAAACCCTGTATAGAACCAAATACGTTTGAAGCTCTAACACTTCCATTAAGAATAGCGCCTTTTCTTACTAAGAAGTCAAACAATCTAGACTGTATCGCATATACATAATCACCATATTCTTTTTTAGGAAAGGATACAACACGATTGTCGTTTGTAGAAACTACAATATCAAGCTCTGGGTGGTCTAGAATAAGAATGTCTCCAGTTAAAAGTTTTCGGGCTTTCAACTTTATAGTAGCATCAATCGGATCGTCTAGTTTAAGTTTAATCATTTATTTGGATCTCATCAACTAGCTGTTGGATTTGGACTATACATAATAATAATTTTTCGTCCAATGGACGTTTATGTGTTTCATTTAAGAAAGATAAAATTTTATTAAATTTGACTTTCATAGAATTGTCTCTTAACACTTCTTCATGCTTTATCCCTTCCTCCAAAGCTTCTTTAAGTCTGCTGATTTCCCTGTCAACATGCATTTTAAATTCAATACCATTATCGGAAATTGATGTAATAAATTTATTTAAAAGCTGTCTTTGTTCTTCTAATAATTTATTTTTGTAAAATTTATTAAACTTTTTTGTAAAAGTCTTAATAATCATATCATCTAGTTTTAATTCCTGCTTGGGTATCACGCCAATCATAGATTCTTGAATCATATATTCAATAATTTTTTCTTCTAAAATAATTTTTACTTTTGGTTTTAAATTTCTATTATTGAAAAATTGCCCAATGCTCGCGAGATATTTATATGTAGGTACATAATTTGTAAACACTGAATTGGGAAATTCTTTGTTAATTTTTGCGATTACCGTGCTTTGCTCTTCAAATAGCATTTTTTTATTTAATCTTGATCTTTTGATCTTAACCTCATTTAAAAGTTTTGTAGCAAATTTTTCACTAACATTTTTAGTTTCTAAAATTGTTTTATACAAAACAAGGTCACTATACAAAGCAGTAAATTTATTAAAATGCTCTTTTAAAATAGAAATAGCTAAATTTCGTTTAATTGTGTTTTTGCCTAAAGATTGTTTAACTATTTCCCTAATTAAAACTTCATAAATAAAGGCCGAATTTCTCTTTTTATTGTGTTTATTCATCTTCTTGCTCCAAATCTTCACGCTCCAGCTCTTTGAACAATTCCTTTACACTATCCGCAACTTCAAATATTTTACGCTCTTCTTCATCATAATTAGTCAATTTGTTCTCAAAAATGCCTTTACTTAAACCTAGCAATTCTTTGGCCGATTGTGATAAATTGGGAAACACTTGTCTCTTAGGCAATCTGGCGGTTTCATGAGATCCTAAAGCTCTATAGGATCGAGTTCTCGCACCAGCATGTCGTTTGTCCCCTTTTTTTGGAGGATGCCACTTGCCTTTTGACCTTGTGGTGGTAGTCTCACCAGTTTTTGTATCAACATATTTTATATTTTTAGCTGGCTTATCATCTCTTTTTCCAGGTGGGGGAGGAGCAGCGGGAGAAGCGCCACCGCCTCCCATCTCAGGAACCCCTGGCAATGCCGGTCGTTCAGTGGCTGGTGTGAACCCTCCCTCTTCACCCTCTGGTGTTGGCTCTTCTGGACCAGCTTCCATCTCTCCCCCTCCAGCTTCAAATGGTTCTCCTCCCATGCCGCCGCCACCAAGAGCACCACCACCACCCCCCCCAGCTGGCATCTCTTGGCCCACAAACTCAAGCTCTTGAGCGACTTGCTTATCATAAAAAAGCTCTCTTTGGTTTCTAAGATAAACTTCATCAGAAATTTCAAAAATATTCGTTGAGATCCAACGCTTACTAAAATAACCATCCGGTAAAGAAGAAATAACATCAAACTTAGTTTTCCAATGTTCTAATTCTTGCATTTCGGCAATTTTTGAAGGATTATTTAATTTTAATTTAAATGATAATAGATCTTCACCCCTAAACCCTAGAACATAAAGATGAATCATGGCAACTTTTTCAAGTTCAGCTAAAACACAACGTTGCAATCTATCAACAGTTCTTGCAAAGCGAATGTCTTTCTGTGCTAATGTTCCTTTGTCTTCTGAGCCTTCTTCTCCATATGTCAAATATGCTTGCGGTATTTTAAGGCCAGAAAACAATTTATCTCTTAAATATTTAACATCATCTATATCAGTAGCATTTTTGCCACCAGTAATTGTATCAATTTTTGTTTGAGCGCCACCACGAACTGGAATATAATAATCTTCCTCAACTGACATTGGATTATATCGAAGGTCGACACGTCCTGTATCTGGGTCAATAACTTGATTGCGTTTCATTGATGTCATAAAACGCTGCATAAACTGTTCCACATCTTGTGGTGGAATATTACCTACATCAACATAAAACACTTTCCTTTCTGGGGAGCGAACAATACGATATGCCATCATTGCATCTTCTAAGAGTGTTAATTGTCTCCATATTCTTCTTGCGGGGTCTAATACTGAGGTTCCATACGGAGCAAATTTATCATTTCCTAAAATTCTAAAATGCGCCATTTGCCAATTTTCGAATGTTAAGCCTGCACTATTCCACTGGTATTGTACATAATTTGGATTATGTTTGTCTTCCCCCTCCAATCTTTCAACTTCCTTTGGGGGTAAACCGATTACTTGTTTAATGCCCAACTTTTCATCAATATCTAAATAAATATAGTAATCACCATACTTACACAGTGTTCTCGCCCACCCATAAAGATTAAAATTAATATTTAGCACTTGTTCAAACAAGATTTCTAAAATGCCCTTAATTTCTTCATTAGTTGATTTAACTGTGAGCATCTTATTATAGACGTTAAAAGTGGTCATTTCATCCGCATAAATATCCAATGAGGAGGCTATTTCAGGAGTAAATTCCATTTGTTCAAAATCGCTATACCTTTGCATTCTACTTTGAGTCTGCATGGCGTAACTTGAGAAGTTGTTATAGGGGTTATAATCATATCTTTCGAATTTTTGACCAGCCACATCTTTGAAAGTGTTAGCATACTTGTCCAATCTTCTTCTACGAAGCTGGCGTGTATTCTGTGATCTATAATTGATAATGGGTCCAGAAAATAGTTTAGTTAATTTTTTAAATAACGTAGATTCTGAATTTTTTGTATTTTTCGCATTTTTTTGATCAACCATAGTTTATCCTTTTAAAACCCATAAATAATCTTTATTATTTTTATATTCATCAGATAGTGGAGAAAGCGCAGCTCTATCCCCAGATTGCTTGTGCATCCCAGGAACTCTTGATTCAAACGGTGTGTTAGTTTTAATAATTGCATTCATAAAAGCTTTTCTATAGGCAATATCCTTTTTGTTCTCAATAATTGCCGTATCTCTTACCCAGCATCCTATAGAAGCAGCCATAATCAAATCATCATTATAACTTCTTTGTGCTTCAGGTCTTCCATTTCTCCAAATAAAGGTATCTAGCTCATTCGCCAATCTTGTAGAATAAATAGTTAAAATTTTATTTCTTATGAATTCCTCGAACTTGGCAATAATTAGTGGTCGAGTTTTGTAAGATGTGGTAAAACCGG